TTGATATCGATCTGGTCGTCTGTATCTGCCGTAATACTTGTATTGGCATTCGCATCCAGAATAAGTTCCTGGCCATTAACGTCCAGTGTGCCGGGAGTAACGATATTACCGCCCAGTTTTGCAGACGTAACGGCACCGTCCTCAATGTCTGAGGTGGCTATAATGGAATTAGCGGGTGCGGGTCCAAGATATGCCATTAAGTAATCTCCAAAAGGCTCACCGAAATATCACACGCCGCGCTGGCTGTGAGCTTCAAAATATCCGTAGTCTGCATCACGATTTTATTGCCGCCCAAAAGCTCTAGCGAAGAACCCGCCGGTATGGGGGCATTTGTAATCAGTTCAACATCCTGATTAGTTTCCGTATCAGAGGTATCTGAGCTTAACGTCACAGTGGCCGTAATGGAACTGGTTGTCGTATTCCCAAGCATACAACCAATTATAATAGCATCCGTGCTGCTCGGAACTGTATAAATGGTGGCTATCGTTGTGACACCCGCCTTAGTTTTTACCTTGAAAGTATTCGCCATCGTCTCATCCTAACGCTATTGCCATGGCCACAGGATCCGTTATTCCAAGACTTGTTCTAGCTGCCGCCGCTGTCGAAGCTCCTGTGCCTCCGTCAGCGATTGCCAAATCAGTGATGCCGGTTATAACACCGCCGGTTATCTTTGGGGCACTCATGGTTAATGTATCGGTAATACTGATGACGGCGGCACCACTACCCGCCCCATCACAATAAACAAGGTTAGCAAAACCATTCGGTACGGTTATGTTCGCCCCGCTACCTTGGCTTAAAATGACAGAGTACGGACCACCTGAACCGGAATCAGTAGTGGCGTTTACAACCGCGAAGAACACCCCCGTCGTATTTGGAGCAATAGTGACTGTGTTGTTAGCGCCTAACGCTCCGGTAAACTTTAAAACTCGGTACATGCCGTCCTGGAGATTTTCAGTACCAGATCCAGGGGAAGCTTCTCTTACCGTGAGGGTGTGTGTAGTACCCGTCAGAGCAACTGACTTGTACGCGACAATGCGGTCAAAAATGTCAAGGTTGAAATTGGTCGTATCGCCCCATGTGCCCGATTGTTCACCTGTGGCAATTTCCTCAATCCCAAGATTTGTCGTATATGAACTTGGCATTTACTGCCCCCTATGCCGCAATATCGGTCCAGTTAGGCGTTTGTGTCTTTGATACATCACTATAACTCGGCGTTTGTGTTGTTGATACAGCACTCCAACTCGCTGTCTGACTTGCATCGATCTCCGTCCACACTAGCACAGTTCCTATCGCCGTTGTAGCACCAACTCCTGTCGCAAAAACCGTAACTCCTGCACTTGCCACTACACTTCCAACTGCGCTAGTGCCAGCTACGCCAGTAACCGCCACATTAGCGGTTCCTGTTACTGTTACACTTCCAACGGCACCAGTGGCGGCTAAACCAGTAACCGCTACATTAGCATCTGCGGATACTGTTACACTTCCAACTGCGCCCGTACCCGCTAGACCAGTAACCGATAAGATTTGATCCGTGGTTACCGTTACACTTCCGATTTCACCCGTACACGCTAAACCAGTCTCAGTTATAACTTGGTCTGTAGATACAGCTACGGAATTAACCGAACCTGTTGCAGCTACACCCGTAACCTCAACCGGAAGAGCACTACCCCAAGTACCGGCTCCCCAAGTAGATCGCCCCCAACCGGTTTGAGTCGCCATCAGCTAACCGTTACGCGATTCGAATAATTGCGTTACTCGAATCCGCCGCTGGAAATTGAACGGTGAAGTCCCCGGAGCTAGAACTCTTATCGGCACCAAAATCCAAAACAACTACCGCAGGATTAGTTAAAGAAATAGAAGTAGTATTTGGCGTCGTATTATAGATCAGAGCACCACGCGCCGTGATGGTTGAAGAACTCCATGTAGAGTCGTCAAAGTCCAAAAATGCGGTTGTGCTAGATGTGGTCGGGTCTACTGAGTTAAGGGTATTACCGCCTGAAGAATAGCCCCCGCTAGCAGCTACTTCATTAGTCGCAGAAAATGCCGTAGTAGTGGCGCTCATGGTGGCGCTACTCGTATATAGCGCCAATTTGAACGTATCTCCTGTGGAGGTATCAAAATCATGCGCGCCAAAAAGCAACTCTTTCTTAAAGCTTGTTGCCATTGCTTGTGTTATAGCCATGTCATAGTCTCCTGATCAGATCAGCTAGCTCGGGATGCCCCGCATCCTTTAAAGCATTATATATCGTAGTTCGATCACTTTGGATAGCCTGTTGCATATAAACAACTAAAAGGTGTTGAATACGTGCTCTAAAAGCAACCGCTTGGTCATGTATCGCAGGATGAGAATCAGGTGAAATAGATATAAGCTCCTTTACACATCGCTCTGCAATTTCTTCTGGCGTAAAACCACGATCCTTAGTTGTATGCACCAATACATTGAAATCCGCAGGCATTTCCATTGCAGCAATAGTCATCACTGCACCCCGCGCCTTACACGATCATAACGATACTCATCACGGGTCTGCTGCGATTCTCCTAGATTCTTCAGGAATACGAGAGCTTCCTGGTATCTGTCGTTATAGAATTTCAGGACATCCGCCTCACCCTTCATAAAGGTATATGCCTCGACTAAGGAGCCATACAGCAACGCTAATTCCGCGTTGTCCCCTAAATAAGAGGTTCCGTCACCGGACGTGGTAATAGATGTTGGGCGGAAATAATAGTGCAATTCTGCCGTAAAACCTGCATTAGGGGTGGGCGCTAAGAGGAAAGACGCTTCGTCCCAACTACCGTAGTACTTAGGAACACCGGTCGTGCCGGGGTTTGGCGTGAAGTCCTGCAAAAAGGTTATTTGTTTATATAACAAAAACTCGTTGGAGGATGAGTTGACCACGCTTAATGAGAAGGGAGCCAAAAAATCTGATGGCTTGGATAGAAATTTTACGCCTGAAGATATGGTCCCGGTCTGATTGCGTCGAAAAACGTCAAGTTGACACTCCTTGAAGATGCGCTCTTCCGCATTCAAGATAAACCGGGGTAATTGTGTGACGAACGTTGCCTCGGTATTTTCCGTATAATCCTGTATCGCTGTTTTCAGCGTGGTAAATGTAAATGCCATATCACGCCTCTACCGTTACAGGGCCCGCAGATGCGGGAAACCCGCCCCCAAAAACCGAACCTACCGTTGCCGTACCACTGGCGGCGCTAAAGGTATATGTATCTGAGTCTACTTTTGTAATAGTGTATCCCACATCTTGCGAAATTACGGACCCTGTAAGCCCGTCAAAACCGACGACACCCCTGAAACGTACAGTGTCCCCGGATGAGCGCCCATGCCCAGGTTCCGCCACGGTTACAACGGCATCCCCGGAGGAGCCGCTCTGAAAGGCGTCTTTCTTCAAAAGAACCTTCACCGCCTTCTCGGTCCTATCCGGGCGAGCCTCTCTAAGAGCCTCTGAATCAGCGGCCACACGGCGGGGCTCTAGTTGTGGGTGCTTCTTTTCCCATTCGTCCCGGCCAACCAGCAGGTTGTTCCACTCAAACTTCATGTCCCGTAGCTTGTACCGCTGACCAGACCTGTCTGAAATGCCGTAAGCATTTTTTCCTGAAGCAAATTTAGGCATCACAGCACCCTAAGCGAACCAGCAGTGGGAACAATGTGCAGCGAAGTTCGCTCTCTATCTTCAACGGCGGCACGAAGGAAATCTTCGTCGTAACGAGCCTTCATAACTGCCATACGATCTGGGGCCCGTTTCATCGATATACAATACGCCAAACCGGAAACAAGGCTAGGAAGAAACCTAAAGGGCACTTCTGCCGTATTCGTGGAAGCGTCCGCGTCGTCTAAACGTAGCAGGCGATAGTAAATCAATTGGTCCGTAGAGTTCTCAGGTACCGGCCAGACTGTTATGGTGGGAGTAATCTGCCTGTCCACAAAAAATTGATTGGGCCTACCCTGTTGATCTTTGTCCGGGAGAGCTAGATAGTCGCCCCGGCCAATACGGTTCATGGCTAGATCCGCGCCAGACCGGCGCACTACAGCATCTAATATATCAACCGTATTCTGGACGTCTTCTAAACTAGGATCTGCTGAGATCGTGGTACTGGCGCTGCTGCTAGAGCCAGTGATGGTCTCGCCCGCAGTAAAAGCACCGCTGGGAACGGTCAAAGTCACCGTGGTTCCACTGGGCTTTGTTATGATCTTGGCCGTAACAGAACTTGTTCCTCCCGTAATCGTCTCGCCAACACTGAGACTGGCGGAAGCGCCAACCGTCGCCGTGATGGTCCCAACTGGATAAGCATCAATCGCAGACGTGGACGACAATTGTGCCACGGTCTGCGTTACCTGCCTCACGGTCCAGAGGTTAATTCCTCTATTGGCCCAATCAGCTAGCATAAGGTTCAGGGAGCGACGAGCCGTAACGGCATCATAGCCCGTGCGAAGTTCCAGGCCGCACCGTTCGAACGCCTCTTCGATGATTTCGGCTACATCTAAGTTGAAATTAGCTGACCCTGAGATAGCCATTATTGTCCGCCTTCAACAACACCAAACGAATCTGCAAAGACACTTTCTTGCTCCGCAGGCTCCTCTGGGGTTTCAATATCTAGCGTTCCTTCAAGAAAACCGGGTATATTAACCCCTAAGTTGTTTAGTCCTTCTACACCCAGACCGACGATACCCCCTGGGTTTTTACCTTGATTTGCAGCGATTACTGCTTGGACAGCAGTAAGGGCTGCACTTGGCAGTGCTAGAGGAGGAATTGCAGTTGTTACAATTCCTCTAAGAAGATCCAAAGCCGTAACGTCAAAGGGTAGGTTTGGGAGGGGCGTAGTCAGGGGATTTTCTGGATCCAGATCTTCCTCGTCCAGTTGGGTTGATGACTTGTGGGCGATTGTCGCCCGTGAGGGGTTTTCTATAGCCTCTGACAACGCAATC